AAGAAATATTAAAATGCGGTAAAGACCCATCCTATTTTTTAACAACGTATGCCCGTATATCTCACCCGATGCACGGGCTGATTTTATTTGATACATATGATTTTCAGGATGATCTTCTTGATCAATTTAATGATTACCGCTTTAACGTGATTCTAAAAGCGCGCCAACTTGGTATTTCTACCATTACAGCGGGTTATATTGTATGGATGATGTTATTTCATCGCGATAAAGCCATTCTTGTAATGGCAACAAAGTTTGCGACAGCAGGAAACTTGGTAAAGAAAGTAAAAGGTATTATGAGGAACGTTCCCGCCTGGTTAAAAATCGCCACCATCGACGTGGACAACAGAACTTCTTTTGAGCTTTCTAATGGATCCTCCATTAAAGCCGCCTCAACCTCTGGCGATGCCGGTCGTTCTGAAGCGTTGTCTTTATTAGTGCTTGACGAGGCCGCCCACATTGAGAATCTTGAAGAATTGTGGACAGGATTATATCCGACCCTCTCAACGGGTGGGCGCTGTATTGCGCTTTCAACGCCGAATGGAGTAGGAAACTGGTTTCATAAGACATGCTCAGACGCAGACGCAGGTACCAACAACTTTAATTTAACCACTCTTATGTGGAATGTGCATCCTGATCGAGACGAAGAGTGGTACAAGAAAGAAACTAAAAACATGTCCAAAAGACAGATTGCTCAAGAATTACAATGTAACTTCAATACATCTGGTGAGACGGTTATTGATCCTGAATGTATGGAATGGCTTCTCACTCAAGTTAAGGAACCTAAATATCGCACAGGGTTTGATCGTAATTTTTGGATATGGGAAGAATATGATCCTACCTGTAATTATTTAATGGTAGTAGATGTAGCACGTGGAGACGCCGCCGACTATTCTACTTTTCATATTTTTAAATTAGAAACATTAGAGATCATAGGAGAGTATCAAGGAAAAGCAACACCAGATATGTATGCCAATATGTTGAACCAAGTAGGTAGAGAATATGGTGGCTGTATGTTGGTGGTCGAAAATAATAATATTGGCTATACTGTATTAGATAAATTAATTGACTACGCCTATCCTAATCTTTATTATTCTATTAAGTCTACACACGAATACATTGAACAACACCAAGCAGAAGTAATAAACAGCGCTGTACCAGGCTTTACTACATCTATGAAGACGCGCCCCCTTATAGTGGCGAAATTAGAGGAGTTTATCAGAAATAAACTAATTAAGATATATTCGTCTCGTACTGTCAACGAGATGAAAACATTTATTTGGAAGAACGGTAAACCACAAGCAATGAAAAGTTATCACGATGATTTAATTATGGCACTAGCAATTGGTTGCTGGGTTCGCGATACTGCTCTTCAGGCTAATGCACGCGATTTAAACTATCAAAGAGCATTTGTTGACGCAATAATAACCAGCAAGACAACTTTCAACACGAGAATAAGTGGACAACAAGGCTACAAAAAAGATAACGTTTTTGATAAAATGGATGAAGCCAAACAAATGTATGAAAAATTTAACTGGATTATAAAGTGAGAAATTAAATGCCCCCTAATAAAACAAATGTAAACCCCGAATCAAATTTATTTAAAATGTTAACTAGATTGTTTTCTGGACCTATCGTTAATTATCGTTCTCAATCCGGACGCCGGATTAGACGACAACATTTAGATAAGTTTGCCGCGCGGTTTAAGTCTGCGTCTGGTCAGCAGTTCAAGAAGTCTGTTTATAGCCCCCTTGACACGATAGCCACCAATGCAATCGCAAACCAACGCAGAACTGAACGATATGTAGATTTTGATCAGATGGAATATACCCCCGAGATTGCTTCGACCTTAGATATTTATGCGGACGAGATGACGACCTATTCTAATCTAAGTCCAATGTTAAACATCAAATGCCCCAATGAAGAAATTCGAGCAGTCTTGACGGCCCTTTTTGACCAAGTGATAAACCTCCAATATAATCTTTTTGGCTGGGCACGAACGATGTGCAAGTACGGTGACTTCTTTTTGTATTTGGATATTGACGAAACCTTTGGTGTAAAAGCTGTGATTGCTCTCCCACCAGCAGAGATTGAAAGGTTGGAAGGAAAGGACGCAACAAACCCTAACTATCTACAATATCAATGGAACTCTGCTGGAATGACATTTGAGAATTGGCAGGTATGTCATTTTCGTATTTTAGGAAATGATAAGTATGCGCCGTATGGATCCTCGATTCTTGAGCCCGCCAGACGAATTTGGCGCCAATTAGTTCTCATGGAAGATGCAATGATGGCCTATCGTATTGTGCGTTCTTCGGAACGCCGCGTATTTAAAATTGATGTAGGCTCCATTCCTCCGCAAGAGGTGGAACAATACATGCAAAAGATTGTGACTCAGCTTAAGCGCCATCAGGTTATTGATCCGGATACCGGTCGCGTTGATCTTCGTTACAACCCAATGAGCATCGAAGAAGATTACTTTATTCCCGTACGCGCCGGCTCTGTGACCGACATTCAATCACTAGCTGGGGCTCAGAATATTTCAGCCATTGATGACATCAAGTATCTGCGTGATAAACTTTTCTCTGCTTTAAAAATTCCCCATTCTTATCTCACTCACGGTGAAGGCGCAGAAGAGGATAAGACAACACTAGCCCAGAAAGATATTCGCTTTGCCAGAACCATCCAGAGACTCCAAAGAGTAATTATTGCGGAATTAACAAAGGTTGGTATTATTCATCTTTATACGTTGGGATTCAGAGGAGACGATTTGTTGAATTTCTCGCTCTCCCTCAACAACCCCTCTAAAATTTCAGAGCTTCAAGAAATGGAGCATTGGAAGCAGAAGTTTGATATCGCTGCCTCCGCAACAGAAGGCTATTTCTCACGACGGTGGGTCACCGAACACATCTTTGGCATGTCTCATGAACAGTTCCTTCGCAATCAACGCGAGATGTATTATGATCGCAAGCACGATGCAGCACTGCAAGCTGTTGCAGAAGCCGCCGCCGCTGAAGGCGCAGCCGCCGCCGGCATGGACATGGGAGGCGAAATGGATATGGGAGGCGAAATGGATATGGGAGGTGACCTAGGCGCTGCCACCGAAATGCCAGCAGCAGAAGCAGGCATGCCAGAAGAACCAGCCGCCGACGAATCCGCATTGCTGGCAGTACCGCCTGGTTCGCGCAAAGCCCCTCGAATACATAGGGGACCCAATAGTAAGGGGGACAAGGTTTATAACCCGAAGAAAGTTGATAGACGCCCCAGTGGCGCTCGATTGCGCTCCACCCGCTCTCAGTATGCGTCAGAAAAAGGAAGTAGTACAATGCGCAACATCCTCCCGGGATATGCGGATGGGCTTAAAGCCCTGGGTCAAGGATTCGTTCCTACTTCCGAAGGTATTTATGAAGAAGAACAATCTACTTATAAGGTGAGAGAACTCACTGAGGAAGATAAGTTGTTCCAATTGAATGACTCAATTCGAAAACTATTAGAAGGATTAGAAAGCACTCAAACACAGCCGGAGCCTAAAAATGAGAATTAAACATAATAAAAAAAGAAACACTGCTTTTGTTTATGAAGCCCTTATTAAAGAAGCGACTGTCGCTATTTTGAAGAAAGAAGATGCCAAACGAGACAAAGCTATAGGATTAATTAAAGCCCATTTTAAGGCTGGAAGTCCCTTGAGGAAAGATTTGGATTGTTATCGCTCATTGTGCGAAACACAAAATCTCGATAGATCAACATCGGAAAGGATCCTTAAAGAATCAAAACTACAGCGCCGCCTTTTAGATCCGCATGGTCTTTTTAAAGCACAATCGGCACTCATTAAGGATGTTAATAAGGAATTATCTCCTCAAGTGTTTAACAACTTTGTTCCGAATTATAAATCGCTAGCTACCATCGCACAAATCTTTTCAGATAAGGTCTCCCCTAAAAATCGAGTGATTTTAGAAAATGAAATTATTGATAATATGTTGGAGCCCCCCATTTCGACTCCAGATGAAAAAGTAGATGACGTGGTTTATCGAACATTCACTAAGAAATTTAATAATAAATATGACACGGGGCTTTTAGAAGAACAAAAACGACTTCTAAACCATTATGTATCATCGTTTGCCGATAATTCAGTAGAGCTTAAATTATTTTTGAACGAAGAGATTGGAAGATTAATTAAAGCACTGGAAACAGCACACCATGTCGAGGAGATCTCCGCCGACAAAGACATGACACAAAAGACACAGCAGATTGTGGAAAAGCTCAAAACATATGCTCGCTCCGGAATTACGGATGATGTTCTTTTAACTGTTATGAGGACCCAACAACTTGTAAAGGAAATTTATAACGATGCCAATCACGGTTAGAATCGGCGCCGGGGCCCATCAGGCTAGCGTCACATTGGAATTAGACATGCGTAAGAGTATGAATGGCGATCTGATGATTTTTGATCATGGTGACGTGGATATTATTTTATCTACGAAACAGAATAAAGTGGTGGTCTTTCCTAAGAACCATTTAGATGATTTGACTTATGGCGCGCAAAATCGTCTTTTTGCGCATTTGTTTAAGAGGGGGCTGATTATTCCCGAATCTATACAAGCAGGATCGTTTTATGGTTCGCTCGAAGGAATGATGGAAACCGCCTCCAATGACAAACTCAATACAGCTAAAATGACTTTGATTAATATTTCTGCTTTTATTGATGAAGAGCGTCCTTACTTTGAAGCTACGGAAGCTATTATTGCTATGGATGATGCTGCCTTAACTCATCCGGATAAGGAAGATTCAACTAAATTGGGAGAGGTGCCTCAGAAGGTAGAGCAGGGATCAATCTTCCCAGGAATGGTGAGAGATCCTTATTCTTTGAACATGTTATATACGATGTAAAAATGGAATTATTCACCTTTATACTGTGTGCCTATGGGCTCACTCAAATTTTAGTATACGGTAAACTCTTTGAGAGAATAAGACCCAAGAAAGGGAAGTCGGGCGAATTAGCCAATTGTCCTATGTGTATGGGATTTCATGTAGGCTGGTTTTTATTGTTGCTTTCTCCGTTTACAGAACTATTTAATTTTGATATTACTGTCGCAAATTTCTTTCTTTTGGGATGGTTGTCATCAGGAACATCATATGTGTTGAACATGGTCTTTGGGGATCAAGGGGTTCAACTAAGTAAAAAAATAGAGGTTACAAAAAAATGAAAATCACTGAAACACAACTTAAAGAATTGATCCAAGAGGAACTAATTCTAAACGAAATATGGGGACAGATAGCGCAAGGCGGATTGATGGCGCTTCAGTCTAGTGGGGGTCGCAAGGCTATAGCAGCGATATTGCGCCTTCCTAATAGTTTGTTAAAAAAAATAGGGGGCATGCAAAAAGACGTTCTCACGAAAGCTGCAGCATCTCAAGGAATTGAAGCTCCGGAGTTGATAAACGTCGTGACTAATCTGCAGAGGCATCTCGGTGGCGCCAGCACCATCGCGGCTTTAGCGGATTTTATTGAAGGAATGGACGACAAGGAAATGGCTGGGGTACTCTCGGCTGCGAATGCAGCTAAGGGTGCCGCGCCTGGTGCAGCGCCAACGCCACCCACTCCCGGCAGCCCCCCGCAATTAAAGGTAGTTGGAGGCACAGAAGACGTAGCCGCTGAAAGCCTAAACCCGCTTACCACCGAGCGCTTTAAGCAAATTGTTCAAGAAGAGTTGGCACGCACCACACAAATGGAGAGAAAGCTAAAGTAATGAATAACTTTTGGACACAAAAATGGATGCTTCAACCGGTAAGGTTGTGTTGTAAGGGATCTTAGCTATGGCTAAAATACTTTTACGAGAATACTACGAACTATGCGACGGTGGCGTGTGTCAAGATCTTTTGACGGAAGACGAAAAAAGATTTGTGTCAAACGGTGGTATGATGCTTTCGGGCAAACTGCAAGAAGCCGATGTGCAAAACGGCAACGGAAGAGTTTATCCATTCCAAACTTTAATGAGAGAAGTTAAAACCTACCAAAAACTCGTAAAAGAGAACCGAGCCCTGGGAGAATTAGATCATCCCGACGATTCGGTTATTAACCTTAGAAATGCTTCTCATATGGTTACTTCTGTTTGGATGGAAGAGAAAAATGTAATGGGAAAAGTAAAAGTACTAGACACCCCCTCTGGAAAGATTCTTCGTTCATTGGTGGAGTCGGGTGTTAAGTTAGGTATTTCATCTCGCGGCATGGGCTCCGTAAGCGAAGGCAACGGCAGCACGATGGTAGAGGATGACTTTCAATTGATTTGCTTTGATTTTGTTTCAGAGCCATCAACCCCCGGCGCATTTATGATGAAAGAAGCAAAACATTTACGAGAGTCAAACATTTTCACCAAAGCAGACAAAATCAATCGCCTCCTTAACGAGGTGTTAGAAGATGAGTAAAACATATTCGAGCTTTGAAAACCAACACATGTTGTTTGAAAACTGGAGACGGTATACGACGGAGCCAGATTTATTGACGGAGGCTGAACAGTCCGGAGGTAAGGAGTTGCTCGCGGCACTCTCCGAATTGCGAGAGAATCCTAATTTTTTTGAGGCTTTAGAAATGGTGACAACTGGCGCCACAGCACCCCAGCAGCCACTTAAGCAGGCTGCGGAGGGAAAAATTCGTCAACCACTGAATGAGGTGGTGCTTGGAATACCGTATTTCGTAGAAACTATAAACGATGTTCTGGAGAAAATAAAAACCAATCCTTTTGTTTATGAAAATTGGCCCAAGCTGGGTGAACAAGCCGCACGCGCATCTAACAATTTGCTGAAATGGCGCAAATCTGCTGAAGTGGCATATGAGACTGCGCTGGCGCAGGCTCCCGGACAGAAGGCTCTGAATACAATGAAGTGGATAACCAAAGTTCTTTTTAATACTCCGTACCTTCGAAACATAACTTTATTCTTCACCGATCCGGGATGGGACAAAACAGCAGCCGCGATATCGCGGATTACATGGGCAACGGATATCGGCTTACGGGGAATTCAAATGGCTATCAAGAAAAGGGATCCCGACGACGCCGAAAACTGGTTGCGCCAATTATGGCAGATCGATGCGAAAATGGCTGCAGAGTTTCAAGCCAGCGACTGGTGGAGTTTAGAGGTGGGAGAGAAATGGACCGCCGCGAAGGAGAAAGAATGGCATGATCGTGTTGATACGCGCGGACGGATAGAAAAGTATGGGGAAAAAAGTCTCTTACGACACAAAGATAAGGAAACGATGAAACGCATTAGCCAGGATCCTGATCCCGAGAAAGAGAAATAGAATTTATATTACGGTGAAAAAATGAAGAAAAATGATTTAAAACAATTAATCAAACCCTTAGTCAAAGAATGCATGCATGAAGTCCTTTTAGAAGAGGGGCTTCTTTCTAATGTTGTGGCGGAAGTAGCTAAAGGCTTACAAGGGAACGTGATTAGAGAAACGCAACAGGCTCCTCCCATTCGTACTGAGGAACAAGTACAGCGTAAATCTAGCGAGACGCGCCAAAAACTCCAAGAGCATCGTCAGAAGTTGATGGAGTCGATTGGTGGCGATGCATATAATGGAGTGGATTTATTCGAGGGCACAGAACCCATGCGCCAGAGTGATCCTAAACAAGGACAAACGGACTTGGGAAGCCCCACTGATTCGGGAGTAGATATTAGCTCTATTCTGGGAAACAGTTCTCATATCTGGCAATCAATAAAGTAGGTGTAGTATGGCCCGACAGGCTAATGTTGGTGTAACATCGAGAGAATGTAAAAACAATACCGAACGTATGATTCGGAGATTTACAAAGAAAGTTAAGAAAGCAAGGATC